CTTCCCATGCCTCTCGCTCTGAGTGACCAGAATGAACCGTTACTGCTTTATTAAATTTAATTTCTGATGCCTTTGATTCATACTTTCCAGTAAACCAAGGAGATGTTTCTATGCGTGTCTTAAAGCCCTTAAAGAAAACATTGTTTGCCTGTTGTGCGTTGATAGCAATATTTAAAATGTCTATTGAGTCTCCAGGTGGCTTGCCGTAATATGTAGCTGGGTCCTTCAGGCACAATAGTAAATATACTATATAGCAAACAGATATAGTGGAACAATAATCTTTACCACTACCCTTACCAAGCTGAGCAATAACTTCATTACATGTTTGTTTAAATCTACGTTTTCCTTCTTCTTCCCCAAATAATTTTATAAGGGTAGATTCCTTGTAGATTTGGCTGCTCTTCTCAATGAGTGTATACTGGTGCTCCGAAAGCGGAGGTAGTGCAAGGTAATCTTGTCCCGTAACAAATGTTCGTAGATCGACTGGTCTCTCATCAAATTCCTCTCCGTCGAGGATGTCTATGAGATCGTTAAAATTAAGATCCACTAACTTCCTCTATAATTTCAACTGGTTCAACTATCCCAGTTATTTGAGATAGACGTTTAGCAACTTCTAATTTACACTTTGGACAACTTGCTGTTACTTCTTTTAGAATCTTTACAAGGATGTCTTGCTTCCGCTCAGTTTCCGCCAACTGGGTTGCAAGTTCTGCGTTGTCTAGCAAACCTACCTCTTGAAGCATGCCTATACGCTTGCCTTCAATATCTGCAATTAGTTTTAATGCTGTGGCTTTTATATTTAATTGACCTGCTTGGTCTGCATCCTCTACGGTCTTCCAAGCCTCTTTAATGAGCATAGCGTAATGTTGGTCTGCCCCAGAGATGGCTTCCTTTGCCCTGTCACGGGCTCCAGAATCGCTTCTGACGACCTGTTTCCACTCGTCTATATACTCTACAACCTCTGCCCGTTTAAAACCCGTTATAGAAGCAATCTGAGTTGCGCTGTTGCCCTTGAGCAATTCAGAAACAACCTTATTCATACGATCAAAATGATCAGCTAATTCAATGTCCATATATAGATATTATATTCCTAGTCGACTAAAAAATCAACTGGATTTTTGCTTGGCAATCTTTAATAAGACTAAATATCCAATTAAATCGTCAATATCATTATCGCCTGGATAATCTGTACCCTTCATTAATCTATTTAATTTATCATCAATGCGGACATGGAGCTGTTCTCTTGGTCCCGCCTTTGAAAATATACGAACAGGGTCAAGGGCTGAATTGCCATAAGCAATATTCTTTTTGACCAACATGTGTGCAATTTCATGGCAGGTTTCCCAAATTTCTTTACCTGCTTCTGTGCCTACTGTAAGTAAATATAAATCCTGACAGCGAAATTCTCCAACATCTTCAAATACTGGCTCTAGCATTACTCCGCCTTTCTAAATGTCATATGAACGCTGGTCCATTTATATGATCCGTTATCTAATTTAATGTGTGGATGAGCAGTCTTTTGATACTCTACATCACTAATACTTCTTTCAAAATCAATGAAATCTGTATCGTCTAATTCATAGTCTATCATTTCAACTAACTCCCAGTCAATACCATCTACCCAAACACGCTCAATTCTTTCTTTATCAAACAATTGAACGTTTGCAAACCCATCCCCATATCCAGATATTTTAAACTCTGAAGAGATGGCTGCTATTCCGCCTGGTTTTAGTACACGACATGCCTCTTCAATAGATTTTCTTATATCTGACTCGTTTCCAAAATGTTCTAGCGAGCTACAGCTAAATATTCCATCAAAAGAATTATCTTCATATGGCAAGTCTCTACCATCTACATGCTGCCAAACAACACGTCTATGATTATAGAGATTACCCATATATGGACGAGCATCCATTAGTAATTCACGCTCATACCAATGCTGCCAACTACCTCCATCTAAATAAATGTCTGTTGCAAATACTCTTTTTACATGGTTAGATAGCATAGAAATAGTTTCTTCTTTTGCAGCACCTATTCCTAAAATCTCTGCATTTTGATTGATTACACCAAGAGTATCAAATGAATACATGGCCATTGCAATTTCCCATGTTTTTCTATTTTGTAAACTAACATTTTCTACTGCTTGTGGGAATTGTTTTGTTCCCAAATAGTCATACTTTTTAAATATATTTAAAAAATCTTGATCTTTAAAGTCAGCAATATTAGCTACTTTACATAATGATATTGTCATCTTTTTTTAATTAATCCAAACTTCTCTAAATGCCTCTGTATGGTCATAGCAGAGACTCCACACTCTGTCGCAATTTCTGTGACAGTCTTTTTCTGTACAACATAACGCCTATAAAGCCAATCTTTACTTTGATACAATTTCATCGTTCTGTCAGCACCGTATTCGAATAATGAGCAATGCCAAATGCATCTGCTACATCAAAATCATCTAGTTGTAGATTATACTTTTTATTAAAGTAATCTACGGTTCTTTGCTTTCTGATCTCCCGCATCTTTGCCTTATACCAAGAGTCAGCATGTCCAGGATTTTCAAGTCTAAGCTTATCCTTTTCTATCTTTGTTGGATTCTTATTTCCAATATGTGCCTGCCAAGATGTAGGAGATATGGTCATAACCTTGGCTCCAGTAGACATAAGTTCTGCAATTACAACTCCATATACATATGATAGTTTAATCACAGCATCTGGGGATTTGACAAATACTGCACCCTCAACAACGATATAGTCTGATTTAAGTTGTGGAAGCATGGCATGCATTTTAACTTTAGCATCATATATTTTTTCATATATATCAGATCCGTTAAACTCTACCTTGCCCCATCTAATCGGCTTATCATTTTCCATTAAGCAAAATGCTACAGAGTTTGTAGAGGCATCTATGCCCAACACCCTATTTGCCTTAGTCTTAACCAGCTCAGCTAATCTCATTTATCATTCCCAACAACTTATCTCTATTCTTTAATCCAGCATTCTTTTCACATGAGGAGCATAAGTTTGACTGATTGTATCTACTTAGTGGAGCCTTGCATTTATTGCATGGACGAAACTTGCCACCCCTAATTGCTTTTTTCTCATAATACTTTTCCATGATTCTTTTATTTGTAGCAATACGGCAGCACTCATCTGAGCAATATTTTTGGTTGTGTGTTTTAGGCTCAAAGTCTTTACTGCAATCTGAATTACTGCATATCATACTTTAGGAACCTCATAGGCTGGAATGTCTACTGTTCCTTCTTCACCCTTCCAGCACTCTTTCTTTACTGGACAATTTTTACATGTGTAACTTGTTTTAATAAATGGGCGTGTAGGAAGATCGCCTTCTCTAAAATTATCATAAACAGAGCATAGCCATTCAAACAGTTCATCAATAATCTTTTTGTTTCTGTCGTTCATTTGAACTGGAATAACAAGCATTTCTTGAGTATTTTTATTTTCATACAAGAAAAATCCCTCTTTAACATTCCTTAATTTCATGTAAGTCAATAGCTGGAGTAGGTGGTTTGCTGAAGATTTCATCTCTGCCTGTCTTGTATCCCAAACTTCCTGCTTGGCAGTTTTAATTTCTCCAATAACCTCTTCTCCATTCCAATCGAGTATTACATCCATAAAACCACGAATAGGAGGATATTCATTTACAATTTCAAATTCTTCATGCTTAAGAATTCCCATGCTTTTAATTATCTTTTGAATTCTTTCATGAGCCTGCGTTCCATTTGCCATATTGGCAACTGAAACTGCATCATTGTTATCTATAAATACAGCACCAGTAAATGCCATAAACCAATATCTTGGACAATTGCCATGCCCATAGCCCAATGAACTTGGACTAAAAGATGTCTTTGTCATTTTCCCATCTGCCCTTTTGCTATCCATATAAGCATCATTAAGCATCTTTGCAAAAGCCTCTGGATTAAAATTACCAGTAGACTTTTTAAATTTTAAATTGTTTACTATTTCTCTAGCCATTATAACGAACGACATACTTGAGGGCATCCACAAGTTTATCTATCGACTCCTTTACAGAATAATATACATTCTTCTTATTGTTGTTTACTGTTCCTGCTTTATCTTTAGCGATAGTAGAATATACTGAAGCCAACACAGCAAACTTAGTTGACATAGCCTGCAACTCTATAATTAAAAGCGGTGCTTTTGCAGGTGGAACATCTGGATTCATTAACAATTTTACCACAACAGCCAAAGCTTTATCTAGATGCTCATCCTTCATGTACTCATGAAGATCATTAAATTCTGTTATATCACTGATTAGTTCCAGAGTGTTTTTGTCGTTCACGGGACTTCTCCTTTTCCTGTAAATGTACAACTAGCATGGCAGAAAAATACCCGCTAAAATATCCAATAAACAATCCAAATGTTACAGAATCAATATTCATTAGAACACCCTCTGAATTAATCCGTATCCAAGCCAAAGACCAAATATTCCCATTAGTCCAGCAAATACTGGTGGTGCTGGAACAGGAAGCTTAAACGCAGCAAAAACTGCACCTACTCCCATTCCAGTAATTGTTGTTAACAATACTTCTTTCATCATGACCTCTTTTCTTTTGGGTATGGGCCAAGATCCGCCTTTACGGTCCCGTCTTTACGAAGCCTTACAATTCTTCCGTTTTTTATTTGTGTCTTATTAAATCTACGTCTAACTTTTAGTTTACCGCTTGACATGGTTTTCCTCCCAAAATGTAATCAATTCTTCTAGCATTGCCCATTCGACTATGCCCAATCTAACTTTTGAATCTTCACCTATAATAACTTTTAATGCTGGGTGCATATTTCTATTCACCTTAAATGTATCTGTGCAAATCTTTGCCCATACATCTTTATTTAAATTAAAAGAAGCGTTAGCCTCTTTATAATCTACAACAAAAGAGAACCACTTAGCATCTCCCTTTTGATACTTACCTCTACCTGAATTCTTTTGTGCTTTAGCACCATCTCTTTTTATTTCGCTACGCTCAGACATTATCCAACCTGATGTATTGTTTGGTGTCCGTCTGGACAAGTCCAGGACAGTTGCATAGTTACTGGATCCCAAAAACCTTCATGTGCATTTTTATCACATTTAGAGCAAGGCTTTACTCCAGATATTGCTTGCAACTCTGTTGCTGCAAGCCTTTCTGGCTTATGGAAGAACTCATTAATATTTGGCATAAATTTCCTTGCGAAGTTTTTCTGCAACCTTTGGGTTTTCTTTTAGATATTGAACTGCTTTTGCTCGCCCTTGCAATCTTTGCCCATCAACTGTATACCAGGCTCCACCTTTTTCTACAATGCCACACATTTCTGCAACATCCAAGGTTTCCCCTATCTGATCGACTCCTATTGCTTCCCCTTGGAAATAGAAGTCATATTGTCCTGATAAATTGGGCGGTCCGAGTTTGTTGTAATCAATAATCCAATTGACTGGGCGTCCGACTCTCTGCTCAATAATCTTGTCGCCAACCTTAACACCAGCCTTAATAGCATTCGCTTCGGCTTCGCTAGACCAGAGCTTGATAACAGTGGAAGAGAAGAATTTAACAGCCATTCCTCCTGTTGGAATGTGGGATGCATGCATAGAGCCAAATTGATTTCTTTGTTGTGAGATAAGAACAAGTAATGTGTTTTTGTTTGCATAGTTTAGCATCTTGACCGCATGGGTCATGTCCTTTGCTTCCGCTCCTATCTGCTTGGTGTCTTCAAGCTTCTTTAATTCATTGGAATCTTTTTCAAAATATATTGCTGGAAGTAGCGCTGAAATTGAATCCACAACAATAACATCTACCTCTGCCTCCATTAACTGAGTAGCAACATCCACCATGTCATTAATAGTTTTAGCAGGGGAATATATTAGTTTAGATGAGTCAACGCCCAACTCTTCCGCCCATTTCTGGTCGTATGAAGCCTCAGCATCGATCCAAGCACAAGACTTACCAGCCCTCTGTGCTTCTGCAATCATCTGTAAACAAAAAGAAGATTTACCAGCAGACTTGTTTCCCCAGATTAATACCTGTCTTCCGAATCCAAGTCCTCCCCTTAAAGCTAAGTTTAAACCTATGCTTGGGGTAGCCTGCTTTTCTATCTGTACATCTACTGCTGATTGAACTCTATTTCTAGTTTTTGTATCTAATTTTGCTAATATATCATCTATTGCGATTGTCATTGTTCTCTTTTCTTAGTCTACTATTATAGCATTAAAAACGGTTGCCGTGAAGAGTAGGCCGCTGTTTATTTTTATCAATTTTATTTTGCAAAACATCATCAAGACTATGCAATACAATTTCTTCATTTCGCATTGCTGCATAAACATCTAGCAATCTGATAATAACATCTGCAATTTCTTCTACAATTTTTTCTGAACCCTGAGACTTTCTCATAGCCTCTAAAATTTCAGTAACTTCAGAATGAACTAAAGCCAGTTTCATTCCAAATTTATCATCATTATGGTTTCCTTCCCAGAAGCCCTTATCTTTAGCAATCTCATGAAGAATTGCTGACAGCGCATCCAGTCCGTACTCAGTTAGTATCTTGGTCTCCAACTTTATCCCTTAAACTAAAAACAAACGAAGGTGGTTCTTCGTTGTAATCGATCACAAGTTCCTTGTCTGAATTTGAGGCATCAAGAAATGTAAGTGTTGGAACAGTTACCTTCCCCAATGTTTCTAAAATTGCGACTAGAACCTTGTTTGTGCTCATTTGAGCAACTAATTCTTCTGTCACTTTATCTCCTTTATATTTAAAGTTCCATCATCTAATTTAGATAATACTGGAACGCATACCATGCCTTCTCGCATCTTGGCTAATGCTATCTTATACATGGCTGGGAAAGCAATAGCTCTTGTAAGATTTTTATCCTTGTCTGTAAATACGATGTGAGCCATCATTTTGCCAGCCTTAGTTTGATATGGCGTAAAGCTAATTACTAGTCTCTCTTCGTCTTTAATATCATATTGCTTTCTATATAAATAGTCTACAAATAAATCAGAACCGTTAGGGTCCATGTCTTTTACATTTATATACCTTGCAATACGATTATCTCCTACAAGAATGAAATACATCTGTCCAGACTCTATTTGTGTCTGTTCATTATGAAATAGACCAATAGATCCAGTTTCATCTACTAACTCTACACGAGCCCAGCCCGTTCCACGTTTAATATTTTTAACCATTCCAAACATAGGGAAAGATCCAAGGTCATCAAACTCTTCTATTGGTTTAGCCTGCGACTTAATTCTAGGCGGCAAATCTAAATTAAATGTAGGTATGCCCAAGTATTCATAGTAATTATCCTTTTCGTTGCCAGCTCTGGGATTGTCTTCAAACGCTGCACCACCAATTGAATTTAGTGCCGATACTGCTCTGCTATTAATACCGCTACCTTTTTTAGAAGCCTTATCAATAAAGTCTGCATAGTTTTTGAACGGTCTACGCTCTATGATTTTATTAGCAATACTGTCTGATATAAATTTAACTTCTGCTAAACCAAATCTAATAGAATCTTCTTTCAATGAGAAATAAACATCAGACTCGTTTACATGTGGAAGTTTTATCTTCAAACCTAAACGCTTTGCCTCAATCAAGTATTCGGTTCTAGCGTCTTTGTCTCCTTCGTTTTTGAGGACGGAAAACATAAACTCCAAAGGATAATAAGACTTAAGCCAAGCGGTATAATAAGAAAGCATAGAATAAGCAACGGCATGGCTACGATTGAAGGAATACCCAGCGTGAGCTTCAAACGTGTGCCAGAGGTCTTCGGCTTGTTTTTTGCTAATATGCTGCGAAGCTCCTTCAATAAATTTATCCTTGAACTGGTCAAATTCTCTTGCATCTTTTTTCTTTCCAATAATCTTTCTGACTTTGTCTGCCTCAGACCAAGTCATTCCACCTAGGTGTACGCAAGCCTGCATAACCTGTTCTTGATATATGATAACTCCGTATGTATTTTCTGTAAAAGGTTTCATGATTGGATGTACATACTTAACAGCCTCTAGACCGTTTTTTCTTTTAATGTATGAAGACCCTACAGTATTCATTGCGCCTGGTCGAACAAGAGCATTAGAAGCAGCAAGGTCTTCAAACTTATCGACACCCATCTTAATCAAAAGGTTTGTATAAGGAGTTGCCTCAGCCTGAAATACTCCTTTGGTATACCCTTCATTTAAAAGCTTATATACTGCTGGGTCTTGAAGGTCTAGGTCTGATAGATCTATTTCTTTGCCAGTCCTATTCTTAATGGCATCAAGAGTATCTTTAATTACAGATAAAGACTTTAATCCAAGAGCATCAATTTTAATTAGGCCAACATCTGCTACAGTATCCATGTCATATGCAACTACTGGGATACGTCCAGACACTTTATCCTGTGCGTCTTCACGAGATTCAATAGGAGCATACTTTCTGATATCATCTTTTGCAACGACAACACCTGCAGCATGTACGCCTACGCTTCTAATTTTTCCACGAAGTCTTTCTGCAAGCCATGTTACTTCTGGATACTTCATTCTAAATTCTTTTGTATTTGGAGAGTCTGTGTAGTCTTCAAATGTATCTACTGATTTCAAAGCTTTGTTTACTTCGCCAAGCGGAACCATAAATACTCTTGCAGCATCTCTAATAACACCCTTGTCTTTAAAATATGTGTATGTAGAAATAGAAGCAACATGCTTAAACTTCTTCTTCAAATAATCTTTAACCTCTTTGCGACGGCGGTCCTCAAAATCTGTATCAATATCTGGGAAGTCGTTACGCTCTGGATTAATAAATCTAAAGAACAGTAGGTCATATTTAATTGGATCAACATCTGTAATTCCAAGCGTGTAGCAAACTAGGGAGCCTGCTGCAGAGCCACGACCTGGCCCAACCATAATATTATTATCCTTAGCCCAGTTAATCATGTCTGCTACAACTAGAAAATAGGATGCAAATTTCTTATCTTTAATTACTTGTAACTCTTCCTGAAGTCTGTCTAAGTAGACCTGATCCTTGTCCAGACCTAGGGCTTTAAGGCCTTCTGAGGCCATCTCAGCCAGTTTCTTGTCAGCATTGGTCTTAGGGACTGGAAGTAGGTCTAGACCTTGGTAAAAGTCGTATTCTCCAATTTTAGAGGCTATCTCCATTGTATTATCAAATATGTCTGTTCTATTTATTCCAGCCTCTTTGAAGTCCGCCTCAATTTCTTGGCGTGTTTGAATAAATAGATTATAGTCTTGAAATGAAATTCTACGGTCAGGATATAAATAATTAAATCTATCTAGCATGTCTTTCATCTGTCGAGACATTTCAAAGTCTGCCTCTTTATCTGATTTAGGATTTGTAGATAGAATAAGCATTGCTTCTTCTAATATTTTATCTTCACCTTTGGCAAAATGAGCATCTCCTGTTGCCACCGCCTTAATTTTTAATTCATCTGCAAGTTCAAGAAGCTTTGAGTTTATTTCTTTTGGGTTGTGCGACTGAACCTCAATGTAAAAGTCTTCACCAAAAGTTTGTTTAAAATCTTTGAGTATAAGCTTGGCTTCTGAGAACTCCTGGCGTTCAATAGCTTTACTAATAAGGCCATTAAGGCATCCGCTAAGAACAA